ATCCATTCCACTGCTTTTGTGATATTTATGATATCGTTTTTGAAGTCGATGTCTTTCAACTGGATGGCACAGGCTTCTCCGCGCCGTTCGCCGGTGCACAGATAGATAATGGCAGGCAATGCTTCGGGGTCCCCCAGGGAGGCTTTGACGATTTGGACCTGGTCCTCCTTGGGCGGCTGGCGGCGGCTGCGGGGCAGCCCGCGCGGCAAGGTTGTCATTTTTGCGGGATTGTAATTCCCGTGCCATTGCGGGTCGTCGATATAAAGCTGAAAAATCGCGTTCAGCACGGTTTTTTGATTCGATACAGTGGTATGCGCTCCGTTGAGTCCGGTAAGAAACGCCTTTATTTCCCATGGTTCGATGGACTTTATCCGGCGGCCTCTGAATTGCCCGAGCGCGCGGGTTATGCCGGGCAAATAGGATTTTTGCGTGCCGTGCTTCATTTCCAGCACCTGTGCCCGGTAACGCTCGGCCACGTCCTCAAAGAGCGGGCCGAGTTCTTCCAGAAGCTGTTCTTCCTGCCTGCGTTCTTCGCGGGTGATGATATACTCGCTGCGTTTTCGCCATGCTTCGATGGGGTCACGGCTGGAAAAGCTTTTGCGCTTCCCGTCTATTACTTCGTTGCGTTCCCACACGCCGTTTGCTTTTTGCCGCAGCCCCTCGGTAGGATCCTTTGGATTGGGACAATACAGGCGGGCAAGTGTTTTGCTGGTTTGCATAAAAAAATCTCCTTTCGGGTACAGGAAAGATAAGCCTGCCGAAAGGAGCACCAAAGCCGGAGCGGCGCGCCTTCGGGCAAGCTGTTTCTATATAGTCCCCGCAGTGTTGCAGCACTGCGGGGATTTTTTATTTGTTTCCTGACCAGCGATATGCACGACGGAAACCAAGCTCTTCGGCTTCTGTTACTGTATTTGTATAACAATCTCCGTCCGCTGGGTTTATCATGGTATTGTCATATTGCTGATCAAATGGAAGATGATAGATTTTTTCGCCATCTTTTGAAATATTACATTTTATGAGGGGATAGTCTAAGCAAGGATAGTTTTCGATGACAGAAATACCGAGCATGGCAGCGCATTGCTTAGCGGTGGTGGAGAGGTTTGTAGTAGTAACGAATAAGCCAGAGATATGATGCTCCGGTGTTTCGATAGCCTTTAAAATCATAGTTCCATAAAGCTGGAATATGTGGTTTTCACGTATGATTTTTTCCTTGGCCCATCTTTTACATTGAATCACGAGGATATCGGTGCCTTTCGTAGCAATTAAGTCGCGTCCCATATCGTTAAGACCAGTTATTGCACCATTATATTTAACGCGGTATCCCTGTAATTCATATTGGTATCCTACATAACGTTCATATTCTATTCCAACTTCCCATTTGCTTTTTGGACGAGCACAATAACGATTGAGCGCCAGTTGATATTTTTCGCAGGATGGGAGTTGTTGATATTCTTCAGGCGAAAGCCATTTTTTTAAGGATGAATATTCGTCGCTTTCATCTACATCGGACAAAGCGGCATACTGCCGAGCATCAAACACGGAGACCTCTTTAAATTCGTTAAGCCAAGGAAAAAGTGTTTCGTAATATTTTAATTGGTATTCTAAAAGTTTGTTTTCTTTTCGGAGCTTTCGCTTCTCCGCAGCAATTCGAGAAACATCCTGTGACGCTTTAGGAGCAGGACGAGATTTTTCAAGAAGTGCAATAGCGGTTTTTTTGTCATAAATATATTCAAGGTCAGCATAAAGCTGAGCGAGCCACGGGCAAGATTGTGAATCATTCGATTGTATTTTTTTAATGCATTTTTCTTTTTTTTCGATAATCCGCAGATCCTCAGAGACCTGTTGCACTTGTACAGATATATCTTTTTCCTTCTTGTCTAATATTTGCATTCTGCTTTCCAATGAAACAGTCTTTGACTGAAGATTTTGAGATTGTACTTGAAGGCGCCCGCGTTCAAGGGCCAAATCGGATTTTTCTTTTTTTAGCTTTTCATTTACAGCTGAATCAACCTTTTTTCGATAGCGTGCTTCCGCTGAACCGTATCCAATACCATAAATAACCGAAATAAAAAAAGCAGAAATAATAATTAGAGTGATTACATTTTCAAATGAATTCAAGTTCCCGGCCTCCCGCTATAGACTGGCTCCCAATTCCTTGATAATAACCGGAATATCTTTGTTTCATGATTTTTACGAATAAAACACAAAGATAAAATGCAAACCGCCTACCGTAAGCGGAAAGACTATTTTCTCGCAGTTCGGACAAGTTCGTTTAAATCGGTGCCCGCCATACATTCAAGAGCATCGTCTGCGAATTTCTTTGCATCGGCTGCTTTGTTGCTGCTGGAATAACATAGCTCGCGTTCTATGGTATCCACAACCGCCGACTGACCTCTAGGGTCGAGCTGGCGATATTTTTTTATAATTTTAAATTCTTCGGAGGTTAAACCATCGTCGTTATCATCTATTCCGAGCAACCAAGAGGAATTTACCCCTAGGACCTCAACCAAACGCTTAATCTTGAAAACATCAGGTTCCCGGTTATTCTTTTCATATCCTGTATATGTGCTTTTAGCCACTCCGATGAATTCGGCTACCTGTTCCTGTGTGTAACCTTTATCTTTACGAGCGATTTGAAGTCTCTCACCAAAAGTCATTTTTGTATGCCTCCATCAATAGTTGATTTTAGAATACACCTACAATGGTTTGCAGTCAATAGAAAAGTTTGCTTTTTGAGAACTTTATTAATCAAAAAGTATTGACAAGTTTGCGAAATGCGCCTATACTGTGCTCATAAGGTTGCAAAACGAAAACTTTTTTGGAGGTGATGCAGCATGTTTCGCAATCTTGAAGCTGAACAAAAAAGGGCGGGCCTTACAAATTCGGAGATGGCGCGTATTCTGGATGTTTCTCGTGTCACATACGAATCAAAGAAAAAAGATGGAAAGTTCAACCGCCCGGAAATTGTAAAACTCCTACGCTTCTTTAATTGCACTTTTGAATATCTATTCGACGATGGAAACGAAAGCCGTGACGGGGTCGCATAAAAAATGCCCCGCAGGGAGCGGGGCGGAAAGGACAGGAGAGTTAATCAATGAATGTCTGGATGCTTGCAAGTATTATCGTTGGCATTGGAGTTGGATGGAACATCAACGGCATTATCATGGGGATAAAAAGAAAACGCCGCATCAAAAGCACCCCATGCGAAAAGAATCGAAAACCCTACACCGATGAACAGCAAAAATTTTAAAGCAATAAAAACCATTCCGGCATTATTTCTCAATTGAAGTGCACAAATCATCAAAATGGGAATGGCAAATAAGCATATAAAAAATTGATTTTTTACCAATTTAGCAGAATATGTTTTTGTTGTTTTGGAGTCGTGGGAAGAGCGACCTGTTTTAAGAAATTGCCATAGCTTTTTAAGAACAGCAGCACAAAGCGTGGCAATAAAACCGGCAATCAGGTTTTCAATGATTCCGTTTATCAAAATATGCACATCCTTTTTTATTTCATCATATCACCGGTTTCAGACTTTGACAACAATATGCCGCGGCAAAGCGGGCCGGAAAAGACGGCATAAGAAATGCCCCGCAGGGAGCGGGGCGGAAAGGAGGGCAATGTGGATAACGCAAAAAAATACCTCCGGGAGCAGTTGGAGCTGCTGGCGGAGGCGTCGCGCAATAAGGATTTGACGGTTCAGGAAAAAATGGAGATTGCGCAGGTTATTTGTTCGCTTGCGGTGAATCTGGCTTCGATTGATTCTTAGCATCCAGCAGAGCCTTTTCCGCGAGGATTCGGAAGGAACAGCATCCGTTGACAGCAAGGGCGCATACGCCAGCAAGGCAAGGCCCCATCTTGGTCGTTCCGTTTTCCAGTTTCGCGGTAAGAGGACACAACGCCACAAAAAACACCTCCTTTCACGGCCATTATACAACCGTGGGGAGGATGCGGACAAGCCCCGCAGGGAGCGGGGCGGAAAGGACAGGAATATGGACGATGTAAAAGCCTTTGCGAAGGCGCTTGATGCATTAGAACTCAAAAAGGAAACTACTCGGCCCAGAGGGACGGACAGTGCAAAGGTGATTCAAGTAATTGAGACTCTTTCACTTCGCGGGCGTGGCACGGAAGAGGACCCTGTCAGAGCGATTTCTCAATATTGGAATTTTGAGGGCGAACTACTGGCAGAACGAGACCCATGTTTTACGGGGAAGGATGAGATTTTTTAGCTTCGGTCTTTTCGTCTGCTGCAGCCACGATATCGGCATATAATGCTTCTTCTTCATGACGGTTGATATACCACTTCCCAATCAGCAGTTGTATTAATTTCAGAAGGTTTTCAGCTTCTTCGGGATCTACGTCGATAATACAATTCACATCGCGCTCCATGTGGGCGCCAATATTGCCAATGCGGCGCAAACCGTCAAGAGCTTTCCATTGTGAAGCAGAAATATGTGGTTTTAAAGCCGTTATTTCCGCATTCAGATTTTTTTCGTGGATATCCCAAAAATCGTGAATCATTCCCTGCAAGCAACGACGTGAAAGCGTTGCAGACGCTTTAGGGCTGATACTTAAAATGGCATATGCTTCTTCATAGTCGCTACGGATTTGTACAGGAACATATTCAGGAAACTGAACCGCAAAGCTTGCAGGATAAATTGGAACAGTAAGTTCGTGTACGGCAGTACCCACGCCGGTGGCTATAGTAGAGATTTTTTCGCAGCTGGGACAGCGAAACAGCTTTATCCGAAAATTGAATTCGCTGTCGCGTATCGGCCGGGATGAGAATTCTTTTAAAAATGCAATGTCGAAATGTTGATGGTGCAGGTTATCGTCGGTTGAAAAAACTTCTTTGCAAAAGGGACATTTGAAGCTTGCCAAAATTTCACATCCTTTTTTATTTTATCTTATCACTGGATTCTGGATTTGACAACAACAATGCCCCGCAGGGAGCGGGGCGGAAAGGAGACGTTACGGTATGCCGAGAGAAAAAGAACTGTATGTTCCAACGCTGGAACGAATCCGGGGGCGGGCGGACCGGATTTACCCGGACAAGCTGCTTTATACACAGAAAGAGGCGGCTAAAATTATGGGATGCTCACCCGAATATCTGCGCGAGCTGGGGATACGCGGGCTTACCACCTGCGAGCAGCTGGCAAGGTTATTTGCATAGGAAGGAGACGTTGGGACGTGAAACCTATTTTAATGCGTATGGGCTGTGTGGGCATGCTGCTGCTGGCCGCGGGAATTGTTGACGGGGCCGGGAGCCGGCCGTACAGCTCGCAGGCGTTTTGGCCGCTGCTGCTTTTGGCGATGGGGATTGCCGTGGGCGGCATGGGGCTGGGTGTGCGCGCGGAGCTGCTGGACCCGGGGAAAGACCCGGAAACAAAAAGGCCCCGGCCGTGCGGGAACACGGACGAGGCAAAGGAAGTGGAAATTGCTATCTCCACTAAAAATATACCATGTGCGTATAAAAAACACAAGGGGGAAGCGGGGCGGCGTTGTGGGTAACGGAAAGGGCGCCCCTGCGGGCATGACGAGCATGGACGAGATTTTGAGCTTTCAGCAGCAGGTGAAGTATCTGTTGTATAAAATCAGCAGGAACGGCGCGCATCCGGTGCCGCTGGACGCTGTGAGCGACTACAAGGAGGCGGAGGCCGTACCGCCTGAAAAACGGGCGAGGCTTTTGCGGGACCTGCGGGGAGAGGTTCAGGCGCGGGAGATCATGGGGGACGAGGCCTATTTTGGCACGGCGTCGCTGATCAGCAAAATCATCACCTATGAACAGGCAATGGACGAAATTTCCAACCGCAAAATGATAGAGGGCACACGGGACATGCGGGTGACCTGGGCGGAGTTCCGGCGGATGATCGCCGCAGAAATTTATGCGGAAAGCAGGGAAGAAGAATGACCTTTTACGCAAGGATATTGGAATTGCACCCGGAATATGAGGGCATGCGGGCCGCTGACCTTGCGGCGCAGGGGATGGCCTGCCCGGCGGAGCGCAGCGCGGAGCTGCTGGGAAATGACGGCGCGTTCTGCGAAATGGAAAACAGAACGCCGGGCCGCTGCATGAAGTGCCAGATGAACTTTTTGACGGCGGCTGTGCCGGAAATGGGAAATTGCAGTTGAATGCAAGAAGTGAGGCAGGAGTATGCCGTGGGACAATGAAATATGGGCGCCGTGCCGTTTGGGAGAAAAATTTGAATACATCGACCTGGGAAACAGAAGAAACGGATGGCTTTTGAGTGTGTCGGCAGATTGGATGGGCGGTCGTGGAGACCATTGTGCAGTGAACCGGCAAGAAGATCTTCTGAAGCCGCATGGCGGATATAACGTAAAAATTGGATTGGGGCCGAGGCCATGGAGCAAGTGCTGGACTTTTGAGGCGAAAATCATGATCGTGCCGCCGTCTTGGATTTGGGGTTTTAGCGGGTTTGATGCCGACAAGCTGGGGATAGACCTGCATAAACGTGACGGAGCGCCGCGCAAAATACGCCTGCAAAGCGTAGGAATAAGCTACGGACGG